ACCTGCTTTGATTGCAGCATCTCTAGCTGCTTTTGTTTTAAATACAGAAACATTACCAGTTTCTTTACTTGTAGCAGTAAAAGCCTTTTCTTCTTGTAAAGGTTTTAAATCGATAAGTCCACCCAATTTAATCATAATTCTTTTTTCTCCTTTTTATGTGTGTATAAATCAAGTTTACCATCTTCGGTTAACTTAACTTCATAATTAGTTTTTCTTATATCGTTATAACTCTTTGCAGTTTTAGAACCAACTTCTCTTTCAACTGTTCCAAGTTTAAACTTATTTTTGGACATAAAGTCCTGTACATTAAATCCCATAACCTTAATTTAATTCTGTTATAATTTCTCTCATCATATCTTGTGCCTTACACCATTCATTACAAACTGCTGTTTGTGATTGAAGTTGTTTGTTCACAGATTCGTTCATAGGAACCATAAATGCTCCATGAGTAGATGGGTTAGAAACAAAATCCCAACCAATCAATTCAAAATCTTCACCTACTTGAACTTTACCACCTGATAAAGGTTCTACTGAACCCATACCTCTTGATGATATACCTAATAGAATACCTGCTTGTAGAAGTTCTTTTAAGATGTTACCACTTGGAGTTGGTAAAATCTCAACTGTTCCTACTAAATCATCACCATCCCAATGAATTTCTCTTACATTGTGAGATACATTCTTTAAGTTGATTACAGAAGAATCAGGATGGTCTAATTCACCTAATGCTCTTCTTTCTTTAATAAGTGTTTCGTATTTCTTTGCCTCTCTCATAAGGATAGGTTTAGGATATATTCTACCATTCTGATTTTCTGCACCAGCTCTTTGTAGAATACCCTTAACGATAGTTCTTCCACTATCATCTTCGTTTACCCTTCCTTCGAATAATCTTGTTTCTATTAATAAATTGTTCATTATGCTCCCCAAGTTTTTCTTTTCTTAAATAAATCAAAAAAGATTGCCGATACTTCTTGTCTGATAATTTTTCGGATTATATCCTTATCAGATTCGGTGAGTTCTTCGTTAATAGTTCCTTTTTTAACATTAACGATTTCTTCATTGATGATATCATACAATTCTCTTTTGGTCATTTTTTTACTTTATATTAGATGAATCAGAAGCATCTTTAGATGGTTTCTTATTATCACCTTTACCAATTTCAGATGAATTTAATTTTTCATCTATTTCTTGTCCACCAAAAGTAGGTCCTACTGCACCTCTGCCAAATCTTTCATTTTTCTTTCCTCTACCTTTCCAAGTTTTTTGGATTTTGTTAAAGAATGCTTTCTTTTCTTCATCGGACATTGAAGGTAATGATTTACCAGCCTTTTCTAATGCCTTTTTAAAGAACTTTTGGTATTCAGATTCTTCTAATAAAGTTTCTCTGACTATATTTTTTAATTGTTCTCTTGTTATTTTCATTTTTCAATCTCCTGTATTGTTTTTGCTATTTTGATTAATCTCTCTTTTATAGTATAAATATGTTTATTTGTTCTTTTCCAATACTTATCAGAATCCAACTCATTAATCGTTTTGATTTTATTATACCAATTGAAAAACTTCTCAACTTCTCTTAATTGATACTTTAATTCTTTTAGACCCATTGCCATCTTCTTATGAGGATGCATTGATTCATCGTTTTTTAATTCTAACCAACGATTTACTGGTCTCTTTACTTTAGCTTCGTTAATATCTTCTCTCATATTACCATCATAGTTCATAGCCCAATTATCAAACCCATCTAACATCTTTGAAATCTGTCTTTCATCTGATGAACCATATGGATTGTAATCAAACTTATCTTTCATTTGAGAAAGTTCTTTTTGTCCAAAGTTTTCATATCCACCTTTTTGTTTCCACTTTCTCATTAGTTGTTTTTTAACTCTTGAGATTGCTGAACGAACTTGTGATGGTTTGAATTTTCCCTCGTTTACTGATTCTTTTACAGGTACACCATCTTTGGTTATTCTATAATCAACCCACCCATCTTGTTTTGCTAATGATTTGGCATCTTTAGAAATAGCCTTTATCATCATTTTATCTATATTAGGATTGTGTGTTGTTTTTGTTAAAGATGCTTTTTTGAATTTTCTATCTTTTTTAGATGATTTATATTCAATACCATAAGTTATTGCTGCTTCATTGATATTATCAATATCACCACCCACAACTGAATAACCAAGTTGTGTTGCTATTTTCTTTTTTCTTTTTTTGTGTTTGTTTCCTTTGGAGAATGCGTAAGGAGTTTGATAACCATCTACATTACCTGTTGTAGTGGCTTCATCTAATTCTTTTTGAACTTCATCAAGAATTTCATCTAAGATTTCTTTAAGATTTTTTTCCATTGACATTTTTTATCTCCTTAATCAATTCATAAGACATCATCAAAGCTGAAACTTGTTCATCGGTAATCTTTTTACCAATTTTTTGCTTTTTTAAAACATTAATAGTTTCTTTCAACTTGATTTTTGTAATCTTATCCTTCATACCTTTATACATTGTATGTAATTCAGTAATAGTTTTGATTAATTCTGATTCGAAATACTCGTTGAACTTTGAAGTGTTATTAACATTATTAATATATTCTCTTAATAAACCTTTTTGTGATTCATCTAGAGTTGTATATTTTTTGTTAAAAGTTTCAACAAGAATTTTGTATGTCAATAATCTTAAATCTTTCTCTTGTTTTCTGTATTCTTCTACTAACTTATCTTCTTTTTCTTTTAATGTAGATGGGGAATTTGATGAGATATGCTCTACAAGAGTTAGTTTTGAATTAAATACATCTTTAATATCAAGGATATCATTCTTTTTACCTTCAAACAACTTATGGATTGAAGCTAAAATTTTGTAGTTTGTTACCGGGGAAGATAAGAAATTGTTAATTTCGAAGTTTTCCTTGATAGCTTTTACAAGATTATATTTTTCTCGTTGAATTTTTTTATAATCTATTTTTGTATGGGCTTCTAAAATAGCATCAATAAACTTTTCAGCTTTTGATTCTGTATTATATTTTTCATTTATTAAAAGGTTGAATAATCTCAATTCTTTGGACATTTCAGTACCTTTACCATAGAATTCTTTAATAATTCCTTTAGCTTTTTCTTCACTACCATTGATTATTTCAAGGGTAACTTGCCTTGTAAGGAGTTCAAAAAGAAAACCAGTATTTTTAAATTTTGAATGTTTTATTTTTCTCATCGTTATTTTTTCCTATTATGATATAGTAAATTTTCCCTATTATAAATATAAAATTATATAAGTTTAATTAATTTTCTGTATCTTTGAGGATATTTTCCTCATCTAACATATCTTTCATTTCATGTAAATACTTTCTTTTTGCAGCAATTCCACTTACATATTGTATTGCTTTTTCTTCGGAAGTTGTATTTTTTCTTGCAGATTTTCTTTCTTTATCACCAAGTGGGTCTCTACCATAAGGATGCTTATCTTTACCATATGTATTTCCTTCTCTTGGTCTACCACCTTTATCTTTAATTTCTGCTTTTAATTTTTCTAAAGATTCTTCGATATCATCTGGTTCTTCATCTTCTAATGCAGGGTCATTACCCTCATCTTCAATCATTCTATATCTATATCTATCTTTGATATCTTCAATAATTTTAGTTTGTTCATCATCCTTTTCATTATCAGAAACTTTAAATATATTGGAATATACCCAATCTTTAGATAACATATTCAATCCAATCACATCTTGTGCCAATCTAACTTTTTCTGACCAAAGGTTTATTTTTTCTTGTTCGTAAATAAATGATGGATTTACTAATTGTAATTCAAAGTTTGTCATTTCTGAATCTGTAATACCTTGTGAGTATAAATGTACAATTGCAATTTTAGTTAATTCTGAAATTACTGTTCTTTGAATTCTTTCGATTGTTCTTGCAAATCTAACATCTTCTGCTGCAAGTGTTGCTTTACCATTTACTTGTTCTTCGTATCCTAAATATGCTTTTGGAATTTTAAGAGCTGCAAATAATTTGTTCTTTAAATAATCAATATCTTCGATAGTTGCATATTCTAAACCTGCAAGGTTTTCAATGTTTGTACCACTATCACCACCTCTAACTGGTAAGTAAAAATCTTCAGTTAGATTTTGCATATTGTACTTTAAGTTGTAATCACCAGTATTTCTATCAACGAAAGGAACTTTCTTCATTTTATTGATGATTCTCTGCATATAGTTATCAACCTCTGTTGGAGGGATATTTCCTATATCCACTTTGAATACTCTTTTTTCTGGTGCTCTCATGATTCTATGGATTAACATAGCATCTTCCATTAGAGATAATTGTTTCCACAATCTTCTACCATTCTCAATCATAGATTTACCATAAGGTAACCAGTTTGTATCTGCTAACAATCTGAAGTGAGCAATTTCAAAGTTTTCGTATTCTTCTTTACCATTCGGGTCCTCAGTAATTTTAAACTTTACTGAATTTGGATTTGTTGGGTCTGTTCTTTCTAATCTTTCTGTATTGTAAACAGAGTGAGGTGTAATATTCACAATACCTTTACCTTCAGCTATTTCTAAACCTAAGAAGAAATCTCCATACTTACACATATTTCTTACCCATGGCCATAAGTTGAATTCAACATTAAGGATATCATAAAATAAGTTTCTTAATATTTCTTGAATCTTTTCATTATCTGATACGATTCCTAGAGTATCACCAAATTCGTTTTTTAGTGTTGATTCATCTGCGTATATATCTAATGCTGATGCTAATATCGGGTCGTTATCCATTGCATCGTAATCACGAAAAACTTCTCTACGAACTTGTTGGTATGCCATTGATTGTGCACCACCTGCTTGTTCAAAGAAAGATTTCTGAATCTTTGTATATCTATCTCTTAAAGATGATAAATTCGTTTGTTGTCTTTCATCAGTATCAACTACTTTTCTTCTACCCTTTTTATCGATGGTAACCACCGCTTGGGCTCTGAATAGTTTTGTTAATCTACCAAAAAATGAAGTATCTGCCATTTTATTTCTAATTTAAATTATAACCTTTATTGTTTTGTTTTTACCATTTTCTACAAGACCAGTATCTTGCTTTGTGTCTTGGACCTGGGTTATCACAGTTATGTCTTGCTCTAAAAGATTTTCTCCTTTCAGGATTATTCTTTTTGATTGACATTGTTTTCTCTCCACCTTTTCCTTTATGACCAAAGTTTACTTTTACTACATTACCTTGGGGATTTTTAACATATACTTTAAACTTTTTAACATCACCCTGCATTGGTTTACCAAGTTTTACTTTTCTTCCTTGATATTCTGCCTCGTTGATATCAGATTTATACGATTTCATGAATTCACAAAATTCTTTTATATCATGATAGTTTTCTACAAAGTATTCGTTACAATAAGATTCGTTTTCATTAAGTAATTTTTTCATTGAAATCATAATATTTTCTCCTTATACTATAAATATAGATTTATTTAATTAACCAAGTTAAATCCTCATCTCTATCCCCTACTCGTTGTTTCCATGGGTTTTCTTCTAACTGAGTGTTTCCACCGAATCCCATACCTGCAATATCTAATTGGTGTGCTCCAATACCACCCAATGCTTGTTTTGTTAAATCAATTCCTTCTTGTCTTAATCTCAATGCGGTATCTCTAACCCACAATCCAATAGATAATGACATTGTTAAATCATCATTATATCCTCTCATTGCTTCTGCTCGATTCCCACTCCATATAAATGTAAATAATTCATCTATGGTTCTTGATGAACGAATGGTTACAGATTTTTCTCTTATGTATTGTTCCAACTTTGATATAATCAAAGGTCGAGTTTTAGATGTTGTACTAAATCCTGCAACTAATCCTCTATCTTGTGCTCTGTATTTGTTTGTTAATTGATTTTCTACATCTACATACTTTAAATCCTTACTCATATAAAAAAGATTTCCATATCCTCTATCAATTACTTGTTGTATTACTGCCCAACCAATGTTTGCGTTCTCAACTACTAACAATGCATTATTATAATCAGTTGAAAGTGAAACTAAAAAGTTTCCAAAATCTTTTGTATCTAATTTACCTTTATATTCTGCTACTTGTGATGCATTTTCAATATCAATTACATGACATGCTGAATAATCGGTTGAATCTCCACGAGCAACATCGGCAACTACCATATAAGATTTATTATAGTTTGGATATTCCCATTTCCACAAGTTTCCATCGAAACCTGTTTTCTCCATTGGTTCTTGTACAAATGATTCTTTATAGAATTGTAAGAGTTGTGGGTCTATTACAGTATCACCAGAAGAAACAAAATCACAATCACATTCTTGTGCTGCTCCCTTTGGTCCTAATAGTACCTCTTGTTCATCTCTCCAACTTTGGTCTCTTTCTGGATGTACTGACCAATGTAATCTAATTGTATTGAATGTATTTGTTTCTTCTTCAGCACCTACCCAAGTTTTGTGAAAGAAGTTTCCTACACCATTTGGTGTTGAAAGGATAATTGCGTTACCACCAGTAGATAAGGTAGATTGTGCCGATACCCATATATCTTCAATCTTATCAATGAATGCTGCCTCATCAAATACTAATAAGGATAGTGCTTCAGAACGACCAGCATCTCCAGCAGCTGATGTTGCTTTTATCTGAGAACCATTCGAGTATCTCAGAGATAACTTGTTATCCTCTACTGTTGTTTGTTTTAACCACGATGGTAAGTATTGATTCATCACACGAACCTTCGTTACAAGGTTCTTAGCAACTTCTTGTTTAGTTGCAATTACTAATACATTAAAATCTTGATTGAATAACATTTTCCAAAGAGAAAATCCCGCAGTTAAGGTTGAGATACCTGTTTGTCGAGATTTAAGGATAATGTTATAACGATGTTCTGTAAATTCTTCTAAAGTTCTTTCTTGAAATTGATATAAGTGAAAAGGAATCTTACCACGCACAGGATGTTGAATCATACAATACTTTTTCATAAAGTAGATTGGGTCTCCAGCACATTTCTGATACTCAAGTTTAATTATATCCTTTAAAGAAGCTTTAGCCATTTATTTTTTACCTATTTTCCAATATAATGATGTTCCAACGAATGGTTTGTATTCACCGAGTTGATTTGACATACCTACATTTAATCCATAGATATTCATTTTCTTGGTTTTTAACAATCCATTAACACTAAAACTACCAAAACCATTTACTTGGTCAACACCAAGTCCTAATCCATAGTAGAATTCATTTTTAGGTAACTCTTTTACAATTGTAGTATTGTAAACAGTTGGTATTTTAAAGAACCAATCAATTTCTCTTGATTCGATTCTGTTTTGTGAAATAACATCAGTAAGAATACCAAATCCTAAATCTCCACTTGGTTTGTTACCTAATGAATCAGTAACTACCTCTGGAAAATCGTATGCAAGATTTAATGTATCTTTAACTGTTACTTTTGAGAAGTAATCTTTAATGATTGCAAGTGAATCTACATCTACTGGTATTTCAACTTCCTTAATTACTTCTTTTGTAATGTACTTTGGTACATACTTCGTTACTTTAACTTCTTTTTCTACAAAAACTGTATCTATTTCTTTTTTAAGTAATTCAAAATCCTCACCATCTACATTGATGATTTCTTTATCGCTTAAATCAGGCCCACATCCTCTCATTAAGAATA